ATGGTGGGCGGACTTGCCGAAGCCTTACCCTATCTTTTCGTTCTTGTCGGGTGCGGCCTCGTTTGGTTCGTTGTGTCGAGATACAAGTCGTTTCACGATGTTCCGCGCAAGCAACTGGCATTGCTCGGTCTAGGCTGGTTGGTTCTAGTTTACTTGTTTATTCTCGCTGTGTCCCAATGACCGGTTAGGGCCAGTACCCACCGCCCTGTATTGGGATGTGACCCAGGGAAACCAGGGCGCCTAGCGACGCCCTGCCCTGCAAACTCGTTCGAAGACCTGCCATTAGGCTGCCACCCACTGAACCTTGTCGCCAGCGTCGGCGAAGACGTCATAGTCGGTATTGGCCGGCACAAAGACGCGCGGGCCGGTCGTGGCGTTCGGGGTCGGACCAACGGCGAAGTATGAGTCCGCGGATGCCCGGAGACGGAACATAGGCTGGCCGTAAAGGTCATGCGCGCCGGGTGCGCCGTTGGTAGTGGTTACGCCGGTTGCCGGGGCTTCCGACCAGTTGACCTTGCCAAGGATGGCCTGCGATTTGTCGCGACGATAAGAGCCGGCATAGCCGCATACGATATGAGCGCCCGAAAGAGCCATGGTAGTCTCCTAGAAATTTGTGGTGGTTAGCGAGTAGTAGATCGAGCCGCAGGGCGCGGCTTTTGCGCCTCGTGCATTCCGTCGATGCGGGTGGCTAGGTGGCGGACGTCATCGCGAATGCCGGAGACGGCGCCAAGGATCTCGTCCTTGATCTCTTTCATGCCGGACTTAGTGGTGTAGGTCTCGGCGACGTGGAGCTTATGGGCGGCGAGCTCGCGCTCGACGTCTTCGGCTCTGCTGTCGGCCTTGTCGATCTTGCCTTCGACCTTCCACCAGATGCCGAGCACAAAGCCCAGGAGCGCGACAATCGGGCTGACGTATGCAAACCACTCCATCAGCGCTTCCCTTCCAGACCGGCATCCCGATCGGCGTAGTAGTCCCGCAGCGCGAGATGCTTGCGGGCACAGGACAAAAGCCTCTCGCGATCCGTGATCCAGAGCTTTTCCAGCTGCGCCTGCGTGAGCGGCTTGTCGCCGAGATCGACAGGGCCTTTGCAGCGTTCCAGCAGGACGCTGTCAGGCTTGGTCAGATGCAACGGCGGAGGCGGCACGACGAGTTTATCGGATCTTGTTAATACGCTGCACGCTGGGAGCACCAAGAGCAGGCTTACCAGCATCAGGATCTTGGTCAGCTTCACGCTCTAGTTCCTTGATCTTTTGTTCGAGGGAATCGGTCTCAGCCTGCATCTCGGCGATGCGGGTGGCCTCGCGAGCCTTGGCGGCTGCTTGGACGCCGGCCTGACGTTCGACTTCGGCATTGCGCGCGTCAGCTGCGGCTTGCTTAAGCGTGGCGATCTGGCCCTGATAGTAGGTCTCGGCGCGGGCGTAGCCGCGGTGGTCGATGTAGGCCACGGCCCCGGCGAGAGCGGCAGCGATGGCCAGAGCCGCGACGACGCCTACCAGCCACTTATCCACGCCAAGCAGTTTTGCGAGAGCCCCGATCATGGCTTGAGACCCGAAACGCAGAGCTCCGCCTCGCCGATGCGCTGGGCGTCGCCCATCTCGCGGCGCTTCACAAGGCCTTTGACAACCTGGCCTCCCGCCTTGTTCCATGCCGTCTGGGCTTCACAGGCTTCCTTGTATCGGCCCTGCGAAGCAAGCCTAGCCGCCGTAGAGTTGACCATCCCATCGGCCCCGAAGTTGTAAGCGCCGGAAACCTGTGTCGCCTGAACGGACACCGGAAAGGACGTGAAACCCCTTATCCGCTTCGTCAATGGTAGGTAGTAGTCGGCATAGACGCGCTTCTCCAGGATGGCGTCACATTCTGCCTTCGTGAAGGACATGCCCGCAGTCACCGGCTTGCCGTTGATCCGGGTTTCGCCGTAGCAGATGTCGTAAATCTTGGCGTAGGGATCCCAGTGCGATTTGAGCACAAGACCTTCCCACGGCTTGATGAGGCTTTCAGTGGCCAGAATAACGGCCGCCGGCGTGGCTGGCTCGGTGAAGAACGTTCCGCCGCCCGCCAGAGTTGCGGCCAGAAGCGCGCCGGCTATGGCTGCCTTGCCGCGCTTCGACGGCACGATTTTATTTATCGGCATTGAGGTTTCCTTGGTCGATGATGCGCGCAAGCGGCGATGCCAGCAGCAGCGCGAACGACAGCCAGTGCGGAACGTAGCCATCAAGGTACGGCACGATGTAAGGCACCAGTTCCAGCACGCCTGCCAGATAGACGCACCACATCGAGAGCGAGCGCGTGAGCACTCGCCGCGGATTGCGGATAAACATGGGTGGATCCAATTGGCGGAATTACCGGCGCTTCAAGCCGAGATTGAACTGGTAGTGGCAGTTGACGCCATCGTAGGCGACGTTCAGCCAGCCGAGCCAAAGCTTTAGATACCAGTCGCCGAACAGCGGCTGCTCACGCTTCCACATAAAGAAGCGGTGATGATTGTTTGCCATCAGCCAGTAGCGCGGATTGTCGGTATCGGCCGGGGCTTTGAGATAGACGAGCCCTTCAGCGGACATGCCGAGAAGGCGGGACTGCCAGCCGTGGGCCGGGTTTCGGCAGATCCAGCATGTTCGCTGCCACCAGAGACGCCAGCCGGTTACGCCGACCTTGTATCCTTGCCTCTGACCGCCATCGAGCGTGTTGTCGAGTGTCGAAAACCACTGCAGGACGCCAGGCAGCACCGGTTTGCGCAGCGCCATGGAGAGAGCGGCGAGAAGTGGCGACAGCGCGAACGCGAGCAAGACCAGCCCGAGATTGACCGGGCAGTAGAGGAAGTAGCGGAGGATCATGGCCAAGCGATCTCCGGCAACTCTAGCAAGAAGGCTTCGACGGAAGGCTGCGGACGAACGCCACCCTGAACCTTGGCAAGCTCTGAATAGGCGTACTGCCAGACGTTGTCGCGCCAAGCGACGAACGCCTGCGCCTGAGCGGCCCACGCTTCGTTCGTCGAGGCCACGTAGGACGCCATTGTCACACCGTCATTGAACTGCTTGTCGCGGGCGGTACCATCAACCAGAGCTTGGATGGCGTTCTGGTAGTCCTCGATTTTTGGAGGTCGTGCCGCGTCGATGGCATGTTGAGCGACGTCCTCGGCGGACAGATCGACGACTTCGCCGTTAACTAGTTTCTTCATCCTGGGAGACCTTCCAATATGAGTTCGCCGCCACTGAACGTGCCCGCAGCGAGCAGAAGCCGGAATGCATTGTGCGCCGATCCACTGTTGCGCTCCCCGCCGATGACTGTCTCGGTAACAAGGCCAGCATTGTCGCCGCCGTAGCAGTGGACGTGAGCCGCTGTCCTCGTAGCTTGGTTGAAGCCCGTCAGGAGAGCTTCGATAGACATTCGAGTCACGCCGGCAGATGCTGAAACCTGCATCGACGCTGAAGTGGCCGTGCCTGCCGAGAGGCTCGCTGCTGTGGCCGTGATGACCTGCTGCGTGTAGTCGCTGGCGCCGCTGTCATAGGACGAGCCGTTGTTGGCGCTTACTCGCAACTGAATGCCGCCGGTAGCGCCAGAACCGGTCACCCAGCCCGTCAAGCGAAGCTCCCGGAAGCTGCCGAGATTGGTGAAATCGATGAGTGAGGGCGAACCGCTGATCGTGGTCTTCGAAATTTGTTGCCACGCGCTCGACGCCCGCACGTGCCGCAACACCCTCCAATTCCCCGAACCAAGGGAAACGAGATCAAGACTGTCGCCCGCCAGGATAAGGAGATCCGCTCCAGTTGGAGTAATCAGCGAAGTCGCGTTGTAGGTCACCGTCAGCGCGGCGGCGAAATAAACCGTCTTTGTGGTACCGGCCCTGATCGTGCCGAAGGAGGCGATCGTGGCCGTGCCAGTGGCGCGGATGTTCCGCGACTTCGCCGCGCCGATATCGGTAGTCGCCGCGGAAGCCACATCAACGAGCGGCTGTGGCGCAAGCTCGATGCGGTCGTTCGCGGTGTCAACGACAGCCACAAGAATGTCTTGCGACCCATCAAAGAACCAGAGGCGGGTTTCCCCCGCGACCGACGTGTCTTCCCAGATCGTGCCTGCCACGGCGTAAGTCGGCCGGGCCGAGCCTGAGTGGCCAGACATCAGCGCGTCAAACGAGTCGTCAATGCGTTGCGCAAAGTCAGTCGGAGAGGCCGGCCCGACTAGCGGCACCGACCAAGTTATTGCTTGCGTCATTGAATCGTCCCGTATCCTTTCGCCACGTAATCAAAAGACCGCGCGACTGCGGTCCCTGCGGCATTTCTGAAGATGATGGTGAAGCCGTTGGCACCCTTGCCGGTGATCTGATAGTAATCACCGGTCTGGAGTCCCTGGGCTGAGATGGAAACTCCGCTAAGCGCGAAGTAAGGAGGCGTGAAGCTAACAGTTCTGCCGTCCGTGCTGACGGTGAGGTCGTTTTCGGCGAGCACCCGGTCAGGCATGTCGACGGTGACTGCCAACCCTGTGACGACCGGCGTAACATCGAACTGAAGCGATTGCAGTTTCGCCCTGAATCTATAACCGCGTGCCGAGATGTCCGCCGTTACCAGTTCGCTCCAGTCGCTCCAGACAGGCGTGCCCGCCGGGTTGTCGTTTGTGGTAGAGATTTCGACAGTTACGTCCCACAGAGATCCTGACGCCTCGCCAAAAAAGTCAGGCGGACCAAACCAGTCCGGGCGTGAGAACACTTCTTCGCTGGTCAACTCTCCGTACGCCAGCACTTCAGCTGATACGCGAGAAGTAAAGACCTGCCCGAGATCGATGATGTTCGCGAACTCGTACATGCCCTGCGATGGGAAGCCGCCACCTGACAAAAAGAAATCCGGTGGAGCAAGGAAGTCGCTCAGATCGAAAACGTCGCCGCCGCTTTTCAACCGAAGCTGCCCGCCGACAGCGTACACATCTGTCTTAGTTCCAGTGAACGAAGGCGCATCCTGCATCGCCTCGACATCATTGAATGAGGTCAGAGGATCGACGGTTGTGGATATTACGGCAGGATTAGCCGAGACGCGACCAGAGTATGTCACAGCCTTGATCAGGTATGTTCCGACCATGGCAGACACCTGGACGCTGGTTCCGACAGCGTTATCCCTGAGTTGCGAGGCGGTCTGCCACGTCACGCCGCTCGTAAGTGGAGAGAACCGTATCTGATAGTAACCGACGGCCTGATTTTGAGGGTCGTCCCATTGCAGGGTTGCCGTGTCCCCTGCGACAGATATCCGGAACCCCTTGACGTCGTCCGGGTCGTTGGCGAAAATCGCAGCGACCATCGTTTCCGATACCCAGTCGGATAGCTGGCCGTTGGCGAACACTGCACGCACACGAACATCATAAACACCGACATCTAAGCCATTTAGTTCGAATGAGGTACCAGCCGCAGTAGCCGACGGGTTCCAGTTATCACTGCCCTTCAACGCATACTGGACGATGTAAGAGGAGACTGATCCAACCGATGGAGCAAGCCAGTTGAGCTTGAGCGTCGATTGGCCGGACGCCTTGGTCCAGATGGTTTCGATGTACGTCAGCTGCTGCGGTGCATAAGCCCGATAGTCCACCAACGGAGCAATACCAGTCTCGAATGGCGGGATATCTCCCTTGTCGGCAAGCAGGATGCCAGGCGCGTCATCGACGAGTTCGATTTTCGCCGATAGGTCGTTTTGAGCCGTGATGCCCTTCACACGAAGAATTACACTATCGAGGCCATTCTCACCGAACAGGGCAAGGTCGCCCCGCATAGGCAAAACGCCGGATCCCACTAGTGTGAAAGTCTTGAAGTCGCCGGCAATGCCAGCGACCTGTCGAACCACGCTTGACCCATCCTCAAGGCGGAAACGCATCGAATAAGTCTTCCCAGCTTCCATAGGGAAGGTGTCGTCAATGACGACGGTATCTGGAGAAGAACTGACGAATGAAACCCGCCCTGCCCCAAGACCCCAGAGAACCGTGTCATGGTTGACGCGGACGCGATCGCCACGCGTGCACACAAGGTTTTCGAAGTCAGTCGATAGCGTGTAGGTTTCACGCTGCAGGCGAAGCTGCGCCAGATGATACCGGCCGTGCTTCCAGATCAGATCCTTGTCGACAACACCCGGAAAATCCATACCTTCGAACTTGGTAGCGTTCGCCTCGGTGTAGCCATCGTCATAGACGACACGCTCGTCATTCAGGTAGCCGTTGTCCTTGTTGATGAACGCGACACGGAACCCGTGAGGCAGGTCAGCATACGCACGCACCGACGAGAAAGACCACGAGTTGCGCGGAGTGAAATGCTGGACGATCGGACTGTCTTCGACATCCCAGACCACTCCCCACTTGCCATCCCGCAGCGAAACAGCCGCCCTGCCCGCCGCTGCGATCTGCTGAAGCTGATCATAGACCGACAGCTGCGAGGTTGCGACATAGTCGAAGACAAAGCCTTTGCTTTGGCAGAAGTCATGCCACTCCTGCAGACCATCAAGATCGATCAGTGCATCGGCAACTGGGCGAGCGTTCGCACTACCCTGCAGGACATGCCTGAAGTGATCGGCGGGATTGCTGCTGAATTGTGCGTTAACCCATGCCGTGCCGTTCCATGCGCGGATGCGCGGCTTGGCAAGCAGGTTTAGCTTGTCGACGACGCCTGACAGTTCGTTTGTCGCCTTGATCCGCATTGCAATGACGGAAAGAGGTTTCGAGAAGTTGATCGCCGCTACTTTTCGTCGACCTCGCAAGGTCGAGAAGTAAACGGCCTCCGACACCTGATCGCTCGTAGAATTGTCGGAGCTAGATTTACGAACGCGAACGTCATACTTTCCAGAAGGAACCCGCCACAACACCGACCTACGGAGCGCCTGAGCGGAATTAGCCGTGACAGTGACTACTTCAGCAGGTGCCCATGCCCCCGAACCTGCGATGGCGTATTGCATCTCGACGCTGACGGTGTAGTTGACTTTCTTTCCGTTGGAACTTTGAAACTTGTAAACACCGTTCGGGAAAGAGATGTCGACCGAGATTTCTTGGATATTGTCCGCAGTGGTGCGAGTGGTCCAGCTGTCGGCGAATTCCATAAGGACGGAGACGTCCTCTTCGTAGACCGGCTGAGTGTAGAGCGTTGGCGGAGTGGCGATGTGGTTCTCGATGACCTCCATCGTCACGCCATCGAACTTGCTGATCGGTGTTTCGCCAATCTTGATGTCTGACATCGAGATTGGACCGTAGCCAACGCAGAATAGCAGCCGAAGATACTGGTCGTCGCCAACGATCTCAGTGTATGGGTTAGCAGCGTAGGGCGGCGAGATGCGATGCGTACCAAAGGTCGCTGGAATAGAACCGTACTGGGTCGCCTCGTTTTGTGCGCCACCGATGGAATACAGCGTCTTGGTGTTGTCCACCTGGCTTACGGGCTTCGCAGGCGGAAACAGCGCATTCACGATCATCGATCCGGCCATGGTGAGACCGGCACCGATTAGACCGGTTGCCACGCTGAACGCCGTTGTGCCGGCCTGAAATCCGAGAAATGCCGGGCCCGCCAGGTATGGAGCGACAACGGCCGCCACGAGCGCGATGATGGCACCGAAGATCTTGCCGATCGCCTTGCCGCGCGGGACAGCGACGATATTGACGTTGACGCCTGACTTAACCCTGATGCGTGACCAATTGGCCCGCGGTATGGCGTGACCGTTGAGCGAGACGTGAAGAGCCGAAATCTCAGGATGCAAGCCAGCCCTAAAGGCGCAATCCTCGACCATTTCCGCAACGGTGAGGCCCGCGGCTAGCCGAAAGTGCTTCTTCTCCTGGCGAAGAGGCGATGGACGAACATGGACATCCACCAAATCGGCAGGCGCAATGATCTCGCCGACATGGCTATGCGCCACGACGTTGCGTGCAACTTGCATATTGGGGCCGCCTGTTTATGCCGACGGCAAACCGTCGGTCTTCAACCTGAAATATCCGGTGATGCGTGAACGCAGCCGCATGTCGTCGAGACGTGCAACAACGGAAGGCTCCGGTCCCTCGCTGTGGAGGATCTTGCCGGCACCCAGAAAGATGCCGACATGGGAGTTATACCGACCAGCTCGTAGCAGAACGCAGTCGCCTGGTGATGGCGCATCAGCTTGAAGCCAGCGCTTCTCTTTTTCGGCATCTATGAGTGGCCCAATGTCACGCCGATGAAACTCTCGCTCGTGCATTTCGACGGAGTAAGATGGAATCGGAGTGCCGAGAAGATCTCGATAATAGAGATAAACCAGCCCCCAACAGTCCGCGCCGTCGTAGTCCCGCCCGTGAGCGACGTATGGTATCCCGACGAATTTTGAGAGCACTAGAACAGCCCTGGAAATGCGCCCGGCGTGAATAGCCCGGCTGGATATGGCTCATTGATCAGCGAGTCTGATACCAGAGTTGCCGATATGGACCCTTCATCGATCGTGACATCGCTCAACTGAAGCGAGGGCATCACGAGCTCGACGTGGTTCAAATCGGAACCAAGCACGACCTCGACCAGAACATCGGCCGGCGTTGAGATTGACCGCAGCAACTCGACCAGCGACCGATCGGTATTGTCCATGGTGAGGACCACACGTGGCGGGCTATCGCTTTTATCGTCGGGAAGTGTGAACTCAAAAGGCAGGTAGAGATGCTGGTTCCCGCGGCTGGTCGTCCCATAAATCAAAGGGTCGGCCGACAAGCGTTCGGTCGCGTCGCTCGATAGATATATCGGCCCTGGAATTTCAACGTGTGTCACCGTGAGGAGACAGATGATTACCTCATCTGTCTCCTGTGCGTTTGCCGCGGATATGAAGGTCGATGAAACGGTGCGGCTCACATTGGCCTCCTGATCACGGTAAAACCTCAAGTGTTATCGATACTTGCCAGAGGTTGGCATCAAGCGATGCCTTGGGCACCTCCTTGAACCGAACCAGAAGGTTTGGGCCGCCGAGCCGATCTGGGAACCAGAATGCTTTCGCGCCATCGCTGACATCGATCGACAGAAAGCGCAGGAAAGCGCGGTACTGATCATAGGTCATGACCATCGTGCCGCTCTGGTCCCAGACATTCGACGTCGTGCGCCGTCGAGCCTTTGCTGGCCCGATGGACACTTCGGAGTAAATGACGTTGTCTGGTCGTGTTTCCTGATAGGAACCCACCGTGAAACGCCTTGGCAGCGCGTCGGGCCAAATAGCTGTCATCGTTTTGCCAATCCACTCTTGAGCCCAAACTGCGATTGGACGGCGCCGCGCGAACGCGAGCCTGGCATGGACATTTTGTCGGCGACCACGTCGTCGATCACCATCTCGATGGACTGCCCGGAAGCAGTCTTTCGCTTGGTCTGTTTGACCTGCGATCCATTGTTATTGATGATCTTGATCTCGACGTCTCCCCGGCCATAGCCGCCAGATGGCGCCAGTGCAGGCGCGACGATGCCGCCTTTGGCAAGGTGCGCGACTGAGCCAGAGTTGATTGCTTCGAGCAACTTGCGATGCTTGCGAGTTGATGCTGCGTTGATGACAAACTCACCATTCGACAGCATCGCAGGGATGCTGTCACTGGTCGGGCCGCCCTCACCTGAGACGTGACCGCCGTCGGCGAATAGGCCGATGCCGCCAGAGCTCCAAGCCCCGGCGAACTGCGCCGAACTGCCAAGAACGGACGTTCCGTAAGCATTCAATCCGCCACCGAATAGCCTGCTGAACCAGCCTCCAATGCCGCCGCCATCAGGAGCGGATGGAAAGCCGCTGGAAAGCTTCTGTCCGAAATTGTTCAGGCCGTTACCAAGCGAACCGAGCCCCTGCGTCGCCGTCCCGGCTGTTTTTGCAACACTTCCAAGACTGCTGGCCGCTTCCGTTGCACGTCGCGCCTGGACGTCCATAGCATCAACCCAGCTCTTCCCAACCCCATCACGCAGGTTGCCGGAAAGCATCTCAAGCTGTTGCTGGCCGCCTACAAAACGGCTCGCGCCGGTAGCAAAGCCAACGTGACCGCCGGCCTGCGTCGATCCTAGCCCCCTGCTTTGAACAAGAACGTCGCCCTTGATGATCTGGCTCGGGTCAATCTTCGTGCCCCAGTCGAGGAAGCTGTTAGCAACGTTCGAACCGCTTCCTCCAATACCGACTTGAGCCAGCGAGGAGTTAACGAATGCGGCGCACCACTTCGTCTGAGCTGCGTTCAGATCAACGCCACCCTGTTTGAGGAAGGCGTTGATTGAGCCGGTATTCGCGTTCTCATTCTGGCCGAGTAGTTTCGTGGCTAGATCGACTGCTCCGCCTGCGGTAGAAACAACGGCCTTGCTAGCCGCCGTTCCGGATGCTGCGCCACCACCGTTGAACATGCTTCCAATGATGCCACCAAGACCACCGCCATTGCTGGCCGCGCTTTGCCCGGTTCCGCTGCCTAGAAACGCGTTGATGATCTGGTCGAATAGCTTATCCCAAATCTTCGAAACCTGGTTCAGAATCGCGTTTTCAATACTGTCGGCGAAAGCTTTACCGATATCGCCGCCATTGTTGAGCAAGGCGGATTTGAAGTCAGACGCAAAATCTTTCAGGTCGCCGCGCAACTCGTCGGTGCGCAAAGACCGCCGGATCGAACCCGCCTCAGTGCTGTTCAGATCCTCGGGCAGGCCATACTGACGCTGCGTCGTGATGACCTGCTGATCTTCCTTCGAGAGCGAGTTGAACCGCTGCTGAAATAGCAGATCCTGTGAAAGCTTGGCCTTAGCGAGGGTTTCGGAATACTGCTTGTATAGCTCGACTTTCTTTTGGATCTCAGCCCGTTGCGTCTCGGATAGAGACCGGCCTTTGTCTTCCGACTGCTGAAGCAGATCCAGCGCAAACCTGGCAGCGTCCGCCTCGACCCCGAAATTGCCGAGCAGCTGAATTTCTTGCTGGACCTGCGCAATGCGGTCATCGGCGGACTTCTTTAGATCACGGTAGGCATTCGCAGCTTTGGTTGCCGCGGTCTCTGCCTTCTTGTCGGCTTTCTCGGCGCCGGGCAGCCCTTCAAGCTCAATATTAGGTCGAGCGGAAGGCGTAGGGACATCAGCGGTACGGCCGTCGCCATTAGTAACTGTCGGGTTTTGGTCCGCAATGCGCTTCTTGGCAGCGGCTAGAGCATCATCAGCGGCACGGACATCCGCTTCGGTTCGTGCAGCTCGCAGCGCTTCGTCGTAAGCCTTTTGTGCCTGCGTGATGTCAGCGAGAGGCGTCGGCGAAATGTCTGCGAGCTTGTCGACAGCTTTGACGAAAAGATCAATGTTCTTAGCTGTAGCCGCCGCCGCAAGTCCTATGCCCTCTACCGTCTTGGTTAGCGGGTCGAGCTTTGCCTGTGCATCAAGGCCAGCTTTCGCTGCCTCGCGAATCTCCTTGATGAGTTCCTTGATGTTCTCAGGCGTGCCGGACTGATTTTCGATCTCAATCAGCTGCTCAATGAAGGCGCGAAGATTGGGATTTCCGGACTTGATACCGGTATCCAGCTGGCCGATGGCCGCCTGAACCTGCCGGATGGTCTCAGTAGCACCACCGAAATCGCTGGCCGGGATGCTGAGCAGTGGAGACTTGGCATCCTTTGAAGCATCCACTACCGCTGACTTGTACAGCGCGATGGAGTCCTTCGTATCCTGCATCAGGATACGCTTGCTTTCTGCCGCGTAGTCCTTCAGGCCTTCCGCCGCTTCCGGCCAAGCTTCCTTGATCCGGCGGATCAGATCGGAGTGGTTCTTGAGCGCATCTGCGGCCTTGTCGGCCTCGTCGCCAGTCGATGTGAAATACTGGAATGCAGCCACGCCAGCCGCGATAGCACCGATGGTCACCAGCGAAACAGGGCTGATGATCGACATAAACGCGGCGCCAATCCCCCGGATCGGGTTTTCCATCTGCGCAAGCACAGATGATAGCTGCGTGCCCTGCTGAAGTGCAACCTGCAGCGGATTGCCGTAAGATGCGGAAACGGCGATATCCTGGAACTGAGCCGCAATGTTGGCGGTCTCAAAGCCCCGAGCGCCCGCAGGCGTCTGCTTCACTGTCGGCGCCGCAGCCAATGCTGCGTTCCTGCCTTTGATGGCAGCCGTCGACGCCAGAGCGGCCTGCCGCTCCTTGCTGATCGCGGTTGCCATTTCATTGGCAGAGATTGCACCCAGCGCGTGGGCGCGCTTGATGTCAGCGACGGCGGTCTTGTAATTATTGATAGTTGCGAACAGCGGGCTATAGCGAGCGCGTAGGCGCTCAAGCTCCTTGCCCTGATCTGCGAGCGCGCCGGTCCATTCCTTCGACGCCTTGGCGCCTAGACCGACCATGCCGTTGATACGGGACTGCAGTCCGGAGATCGAGCTGTCGATCTTGGTGCCTGCCTGCTCGTACTTCTTGGCAATCTGGTTGGTCGCGGTGCCGATTTCACCCACGAATTTCGCCATGCCGCGGCTGGCGGCGGTCATGTCAGAGCTGACGGTAAAGACCAGATTATTGTCGTTGTCAGCCATGGGCAATTCGCCTTAAAATAGAAAAGCCCGCGTGGTGGCGGGCTGAGGAGGATGAATGCCGAAAGTGATTGTCCAGACGTGGTCCGGAGAAGGAATACTGACGGTTGGCGAAACCGATTATCCGGTCGCCTACCAACTTCGCTAATGAGGGGAATTCGAACACAAAAAACACGGCGGGGCACATCACCGGACTACCGGCCGCCTTGCTAGTCGATCTTCCGCAAGACGATCGACTGCCCCTCCGGCTCGATAATGGCGTCACGGTTGGTGTCGCAATATTTGGAGGTGACCCGTGTCGGGTGCGCGTCAATAGCTCTATGCCAGGTCTGGATTAGCCACGGCCACGACTACTCCGTTAGCGTCTTTGAGAAACCACCGGCCAGGGCGGGAACGCAGGAGTAAGCGACCATCGCTCAGTTTCAGCGGCTCGGTCGGAATTTCTTCGGCCTCGGGGCATCCGTGGATCTCGGCGAGGCGGCGAAACTCCGCCCGACCGACCACTGGTGCAACATCAAGTTCATCCATCAGTATCACCCATACTTCGCCATCAACTCGGCCATCTCATCAGCGGACGGTGCCTTCTCGGGGTGTTCCGGCTCTTGCGCTTCATTGTGGCCGTTGATGGCCTCAAAGAATTCAGTGAGCGTGGCGGCCCAGAATTCCGCTGGCCGCCACCCAAGGCCACCAAGGCCGATACGCATCCATTGTCGCCAAGGAAACGGCTCGTCCCCTTGGCTTTCTCTTTGCTTGGCTACGCCGCCTTGTCGGCGGCTTCCACGTTTCCCTCGTCGTCCTCGAAGTGGTGAGCGAGGATCGCGCTGAACGCGGCCGCACAAGCCGGGAAATGCTTCAGTTTGATCTTGGTGATAGCCGCGAGCGCGTTGCCCTTCACCGTCAGAAGCTCGATGCCCGCTAGCGTGGCGGCGGCTTCAACGCCCGAGAGGCGTAGGAACAGATCGTTGAGCGATTTGCACTGCAGTCGGCTGGAAACGGCAGAAAGTCGGCCGATCTCCGCGGCGAGAACGAGCTCGACGTCATCGATGACGAGGCGCACTTCCCCGCGCGCCTCGTTTACCTGATGCTTAAATTCTACCACCGTGGCATTCTCCTCACTGGCCATGATTATGCCTCCGCCGTGAACGTGAGGACATCAGCGGCCGTGAAGGTCGCGCTGAACTCCATGTTCGGCTCGACGTCACCAGATGCCGAGAAGTCGGTAACGAACCAAGAGCCGCTGAACGTGCCGAGGCCAGGAACGATCACCTTCGCATTGAAGGCGGTCGCATTAATCACCTTCGACATGAAGGCGGACATATTTGCACCCGCGACGTAGGCGCCGGAGCCCGTAAAAGTGCGGTTGGCGATACCAGGGCGGCTTGTCTTCTGAACCACGTCACCCGGATTGGCGCAGCTTGGGATCGTTGTATCGACTTCACCCGCCGACAGGTTGAAGCTGCGGGTTTTGAGGCCGCAGAGGTTGGTGAACACCTCCGTCGGGGAGCCTCCGTCACCGATTTGAATAAGCAGGGTTCTGCCGAGAACCTGACCGACTGATGCCATAGTAGTCTCCTAGTGTGGTGATTAGCGCGGTTGCGCGTTTGGTAGCTTGCCGCCCGCGCTACGCAGTCGGCTTCTCGACGTAGGCAACGAATTCGATGACTGCGTGCGAAGTGAGTCCGTCGGCGTCGCGAAAAACGCGCGTCTGACGGTGGCTGATCGAAATCAAATGGTTGGTAGCGAGCGTGATCGGAGCCTGATGAAGGCTATCTGTGACCGCGTCCGCGATGCTCTTTGCCTCCGGGTAGCCAACCGCCTGCGACCACGCATGCATGGTTAGATACACCCGCCCACCTTTGATGCAGGTCGCGTCATCCCGAAGGAATTGGGTCTCGCCTATAGTGAAATAAGGATACGTCACCGGCGAAGGAGGCTGGTCGTAAACACGACCGCTAATGAGCGCTGAAACAGTCGCGTCCGCCTTCAGGCGCGCAACAACAACGCCTTGTAGCTCAAGGTCTGGACTGGCCATGATTATTTCCGATTGAATTCGCGGAAGGCTTTCGCGATAGCCGCGCGCTTTATCTTGGCCGCCGTGGCTTTGAAACTTCTCCATGTGGGGAAGATGTGCGGCTGCGCCAGAGTGCCTGGATGCATGTCGCCTATGCCCTGCACGAGGTTTGATCGCCCCTTCACAGTGCCACCGCCCTTGGCCGTGTTGTGGGGCGCCGTGCCAAATTCCAAAAAACGCCAGGTCCAAAGCGCAAACAGGCCCGCCGCGTCTTTGTCTTTCGTCGGATTGTCGCTGGAATCCATGGCGCCGGGGTTGTTTTTGAGGAAGTCGCCACGCAGTGCTTCCGCATATTCCAGCGTCGCACCTCGTGGCGCGACTTCGCGGATCTTGTCGGCCACCTCTTCGGTGATCTTCAAATTGGCTTCCGCAGCATAGGTCAACGCGTTCGGAACAATGGCTTTCAGGTTTCGCGTCAGTTCGGCGCGGCCGGAAACCTTTACCGTGAACGCCATACCCTGCCCCACCACTTCACAAAGGACGCTCGCCATCTCGTCAGCGGCAGTGCGTACCAGATCAGCCAACCGGTAAATACAGCCATCTGGATCACGTCGCCACTCCTTGCGTCGCCATCAGGTCGATATAGGCGTTCTTCTGGTCGACGTTGGCCGCAGCCGTCAGGTTGAAAATCCGTGATGGGTTGCGCGCATCAACGGCACGCCACGCTGTGGTGACCACCCTTGCTGCAACACAACTGCGGATGCGGATAATGAAAGGCTGCGTCCCCGTCAGCCTGGCAGCGAGGACAGGCTCGCCGCCCTTGAGCGGGATAAGTTCCGCTGCGGCCGAGAAGACCGTGGCGAAATCGCCGGCCTGCTCATTACCGTATCCGTCGTCGACGAGCGATCGTTGCTGAAAATTCAGCTTTTCACGCATCGAACCAGCGCCCTTGGCCTTAGTCATCGTCCACCTGCCTTTGGCGACTTCCGACCGACTGGCCGATCAACGACTTCGGCGCGCTCGCCGGCCTCTTCGGCGCAAGCCCGCGTCACAAATTCAATAGTGCCCGCTTTGTACGCGACAGTTACGGCGGGCGTTGCGCGCCAGTCAAAGTCCGAGACAAAGCGGACCCACATTAGAGCGTGACCCCGGGATCGATAGTCGAAATCGCGAGAACCGCCGTGGTCTTTGCGATGCCGACAAGAACGGGGTCCATGCCGGTCGTTAGATCAGAGCGGGGACAAATTCCGCCCGGCGTGCCGCTTAGCCAGTAGTCCTGGCCCGCAACAAGCGTCGCGCCGATCGTGATATCACCAGACTTCTGGATCGAGACCGGCTGACCAGCCGACGCCGCATTGAGTGCGATGCCGTTAACCTGGCGCGTACCCGTGCCGTTGTTGTCTGAAAGCATCCAGCGATTGTTCGTGGCGTTCAGGTAGATGGTCTTGCCGGCTGCGATGGTCTCGCCAGCGATACCGGAATCAATGCCTGCGTTGCTGCCCGGAAGAACATTCGCGGGCGTAATGGTGATGTCTGCCATAATGGTTCCTTGTGGCGGCTCAGCCGCGCCTGAAATTGCAGAGAAGCGCGTCGAAAGCGGTCCAGTCGTCCTGGGCATCGTTTTCGCGGTTCTCGAATGCATCTGCGATCTGAATGAGGTGCGCGTGCTTCACGGCATCGGGCACGGCGGTATAGCCGACCACGGCGGTCACCGTGATGCGCGACCCATGCTGCGTAACCGGCCACTGTTTGGCGTAGGCGGCCTTGATAGACACCTCCAAGCCATCGAGCCTCGGCTCATAAATGGCAGGATCGACTGTTTGCGTGCCGCCTGCAGTGTCCACATAGGAAATCGAGGTGATGCTCTGCACGGGCGCAACAGAAAGGCGCGCCAGATCGTTCCAGCAGTCGCATTTGACTTCGACGGTACGCGTGACGAACGGCGTGTTGCAGTAGGCCTCGGCATAATCACGGACTGACGCGATCAAAGCTTTGATATCGTCGTCCTCGTCATCCCAAGTTATCCGCAGCCGACGCTTCACTTCATCAACCGTTACCGGCTCCGCTGTTGCCGCTACCGTCACCTTCGGTGGATACCACATCGGCCTTGCCCTTCTTGGTCTTGGCCGGAGCTTTCGGCTCGGCGTCGATGGCAAAGCCAGCTTCCTTCAGGCGCTCAGCTTCGGCATCGTCAAACTCGTGCTCGTCGCCCGGCGACAAGCTGAAGTCCGGACCAGATAGGCCCGCAGTCATTTTCAAAAGCATGTCGCCTCCGAGTGTGAGGCGGGCCAGCCACAAGGCCAGCCCGCACAGAACGTTAGGCCTGCTTCAGGTGCTTGATGGCAGCGGTGTCAGCCAGCTCACCGTCGAAGCGGATGTAGCCGGCGACGCCGAGGTTCGGCCAGAAGCGCTCGCGCATCACACCGATCACCGGGGAGCCGACCTTGCGGACGAAGTATTTCGAGAAGTCCCCGAACAGCATCGAGCGGTTACCGGTCGCGATATTCGCGACAGCCTGGTTGATGTCGTACCGGTAGCCGAGCAGCGCACCGGGCTGACCCTTGGTGACATCGCCCATCTGCCAGAGGTAATTGCCCTGACCGTCCTTCAGCTTGCGGATGGCGGACAGCGTGGTGTCGTTGAACTGAAAGCCGACTTTCGGCGACTGGCGGTAAGCCGCGTCGACAGAGTGGACCAGGTCGATGATTTCGTCAGACGCAATGGCCGTAGCGGAGGCGGCTACCTTACCCTGCGTCGAAGCAGTGGCGACACCGTTCGGGGCAGAGCTGCCGGTACCCACAGTCAGCTGCAGGTTGGCAAGGCGCCCGAGACGTTCGCCAAGCAGGTCACCGAGCAGCGCTTCGATATTGAAGATGCTGTCCTGTGCTAGTTCCATGGAGAACTTGATGAACTTGGTGTCGTAGACATAGGCCTCAAGCTGCTTCTGGCCGAACACTGCGTCGGCAGAACCGTCATCGACGATGTCCGCGCCCTGGGTGTGGGCGTAAGCCGTGCCAGCAGTATCATCGATCGTCGGCAGCTGAATAACTGCGCCTGAGGTCGTGTTTATCTCGGTGGTGACTCCCGGATCGTACATCGGGCCAAAGGCCTTCATGGACTTGATCAGGATGTCCGCGAGCTCGGTCGGGACGGTGTAACCGCCGGCCGCACCGGTTGCAGACGACTGCGCGCGATATTCTTCGCCGAGCTGAACGCCAGCCTTAAGCACGGCGCGCTCTTCCGGCTCAAGCGAAGCAAGATCGGCGCCGGTCGCAATGAACTTGTAGAATACCGAGCGGTACGAAAGTTCGTCGCCGGTATCCGATCCTGATGCGCGATCTTCCGAGCGAGAGCCGGGGCGGCGTTCCTGGCGGCGCTGCTCAAAGCGGGCTTCGATAGCCGCCTGGCGCTCTTCGCGCTCGATGTTCTTTTCGACCTTGTCGAAGTCCGCCATGATGGCGTCGTGACGGGCCTCAAGCTCAACGGAGCGGGCTTCGTCGGTGTTCTTCTTGATTTCGTCCAGGGCAGCGCGAGCTTCCGTTACAAGACGGCCGCGCTTTTCCTGCAGCTCAGTGAGAGTCATGCAAGTCTCCAATTTGGTGGTTTGTTGGGTTTGGCAGGACGTCCTGTCCGGCCCTCCGGCTGGTGCCGGGTGACTACAGCCTTACGGCTGGGCTACGAGACGTCCTGCCGGATGCCCCGAAACTTTTGTTCAGCGTTCGCGCGGCGTTCAGCAATGCGACGAGCGGCGTTCCGCTGATTGCGAGCACCACCCTCAGCCCTAGCCGCATCCAGCGACCGAAGACCGATCGTGGTGTCGTCGTAGGCCGGCCATGCGACCGCAGAAACCTCAAGAAGGTTCAGCTTCTCAATCGTCCTAACCGGAACATCGCCGGTTTCGTCCCATGTCTCTTTGGTGACGCGGAAGCCGAAGCTCATGCCACTGATATCACCGCGCTCGACGAGCACCCAGAGATCGTTGCCGTCTGTGGTGTCAGGAACGTCGATCTCGACGCGAAGGCCCTTGCCATCTTCCTGAAGCCTTAGCGTGCCGCTCTTGGTGCGGCCGATAACACGGCCCATGTCGTGGTCGACGAGTGCGCGGATGTCGCCCTTGATCGCGTCGGCGAAAGCGCCTGGCGCGATTTTCTCCTGGAAATATCCGCCGATGTCGGCAATGCGTTCGAAGACGGCCGCATAGCCAACGAGCGTGCGCTTGTCATCCGAAGCGCGGTGTTCAACCGCCTCTATATGACTGCGCTTTTCGATTTCTGTCGTCATGCGGCCTTTGCCTCGGGATCTGTGTTATCATTGGCGGCCGGCGGTGTGGCTCCAGGTTTTGGCTGAGACCCAAGGGGCACCGTTGCCCCTTGAATGTGCAGCTTCTCAGCCTCTCCGCCGATAGCCGGCAGGTTTTCCAGCCCTCGAACCTCGTCCGGCGTACGAATGCCGTTCTGGATTGAGATGCCATAACCTTCCATGCGGGTCTTGAAGTCGCCGCGCAGCAGTCCGTCGAGATTGTGCTCGATGTAGCGGCCGTTGTTGTTCCGACCGAAGAATTTGAGATTAAGCTCGTCCTCAAGCGCCTTGGCCCACTGACCGATCAGGTGCTTGACGAGATGCAGATCCTGCTGCTCGGCGTTGCTGAACGTCGCGCGCGTCAGATCCTGCAGGAACACCGGCGGGAGCTGGTAAGCACGGGCGATCTCTTCCACTTGGAAGCGGCGGGCCTCGACCATCTGCCCCTTGGCGGGATCTATGCCGACTGGGCTCAGCTTGTAGCCAGTAGGAATAGCGAAAACCGGTTCGTTGGCGTTCTTGGCGCCCTCGACAGCTCGCATGACGTCTGAGGTGGCGCGCTTCATCGCGTCGCCATTCGCCGGGAGCGGACCTTCTAGCGACAGCGGCGGGACACCGCCACCGGCAAAGAAGTTGCTGCCGTAGTCGTTCATGGCGATGGCGAGCTGAATCGCCTTCGAGGCCTGCGAAATCGGGCCATAATGCCTCAAGCCGCAGCTGCGGCGCATGAAAGGCACGTCGATAACGTCAGCCGCGTCGTATTCCTGGCCCTCGTACTGATAGACGATCTTCACGCCATTGCGCTTGATGGTCGTCTTCTTCGGATCCATGGGCCAGAGCGAATCCACGCCCTGCGGCGTACGCTCGATGTACGCGAGGCCGCGCCCTTCCGTGAAAACTTGCCCCCAGAACCACTGCCAGAAGGCAAATGAGCCCATGATGTCGTTCGGCGCGCCGTTGACGACCGTCTCCAGTTTACCGTTGACGCGCTTCGCGCCTTCCTTCGTGTCGCGATACGCATGTCGTGGTATCGCAGCGAGAGTACGGGACAGGAAAGCTACGGCAGCCCAGACAGCAGGCACAGTCAGCGCCTTGTCGACGTTCACCGCCGGCAGATTGGCTGAATTTACACCGAAGAACGCGAAAAAGTTCTCCGCGCTCACAGGCACCGTCGGATTTTCAATGGATGCGCGAGTTTCCGGCGCTTTTCCCTCATTTCGGCGGGAGAGCCAGTCTTTGATAGCCATTATGCCGCCTTGTTGAGGGAAAATTCGGGGTCATCCCATGGGGATGCCACCGGCTTAATTTCGAAAAAGCCGTCAACCGCCGCACCTACAGCCATTGCAGCCGCAACGGCGGGGTCGATGCGTACCGTCGCCTTTTTCTTGGAAAACCACTGGTTCCCCATGAGAGGATCGGTCTCGATGGCGACGCCCATCAGGGCACCCAGGAGGATCGGAGACTTGCGCAGGCGCACACGTTCTTCGAGGATCAAAGCCTCAAGCGCCCCGACGCTGCCCGGCATCCAAAGACCAAGAGGCGCCGGCTGACCTGAGGCCTTTGCTGCCTGCACCCGCTCTTCGTCGGGCTTGGCACGCCGCTTCCCGCCTTGTGGGTGCGCAACCGTCTTCAGCTCGACGCCATACTCGTCGAGTTCCTGCTCGAACTTGTCGAAAGCATACTTGTCGAACGCCAGCACAGAAATTCCATGCTCGGAGTTTAGCCTGGAGAACAGCGCCGCAACATGATCATAACGGATCCGCGAGCCTTCAGGGGCATTGATATATCCCTGCTCGAACCAAACCCGGTAGGGCACATGGTCGACTTTCGACCGCTCGTCCATGGTGTCACGTGGCGTCCATGCCTCAATCCAAAGATCATAGGTTGGAAGGTCCGCCTCGGAGCCGTCGGCGCGCGTGACGCGCTTGGTGCCGGTCTCGACAACGAATGCCGCCGCTGTGAGGTCCTTGGATCCGGAGAGATCGAGCCCGGCGGCAGTGATCGGCGCGCCTTTGTGCTCCACGTACGGATCGAAGTCGACCATCACCCTCTCAAGGAGAGGCCGAGGTATCCAGGCCGTGTCGGATTCGGTCCAGACGCAGAAATGAAGGCGGAGGATATTGTTGCGTTTCGAGGGAATGTCCCGCGCCTGCGCCACGACACCTTCCAAGTATTCGTATTTCAGCGTGACGCCGAGAAGCGGGTTCGCTTTGATCCAGCATGACGGATCGGTGAACGGGTCGTCGTCCTTGTCGAGTGCGCAGACATACGAAAAGCACTCGTCGCTGGTGCCGAACACGTCACCGACGTAGGCGAACTCTTCATCGGGAGTGTCCGTACCCGCCGCAACCTTTACCGCCCACTGATGCTCTGCCCAGCAGACCGAGTTGCGGTCCGAACCTGAGTTGGTGATCATCAGCAGGAGCGGCTGGTCGCGAAACTTGAAGCCGCGTTCGAGCATTTCCAGCGTATGGCCGTTCTGATGCTCGTGAATTTCGTCGCAGAGCGCCACGTACGGGCGCGGACCGCTATGGGCCTGCTCCCGCGAGATGGGCCGGAAGAACGATCGTGACTTGATGTGCGCCAGGTTCCAAACCGGATTGCCGCCAGATGGCGTCAGTTCCCGTTTCAGCTTCGGCGACTGCTCATACATTGCAACCGAATCACGGAAGAGAACAAAGGCCTGCGCCTTGTCCTTGCCCGCAGCATAAATCTCCGCGCCGGCCTCGCCGTCAGCGGTCATGCAGTATAGGCCAACAGCGCCAGCGAACGGCGACTTGCCCTGCCCTTTTGCCTGCTCGACATAGGCGCGACGAAAACGCCTCACGACCTTCCCGTTCTCGTTCTTTCGCTTCCATCCGAACAAACATCCAGCGATAAACGCCTGGCTTGGCTCAAGGATGAAAGGCCGACCCTCGAACTGGCCGCCGTTGAGGCGAAGTACGTCGCGGCAATAGCCTCGGAAACGGGCCTCCGCGGCCGGATCCCAGATCAGGCCGCGCTCCGCGCCGTGCACCAGGTCGTCGAGATGACGGCGGCAGGCATTGCGAACGTGCGGACCAGCGACAATCTCGCCAGAAACGACCGCTTTCGCATACGCGGTCGCGGGATCATCAGAAATACTTGTCGGCGGGGTCCGTCTTTTCGCCATCTGGTGTTGCCCCTGCCTTCGATGCGTCAGCCGGCGTCGCCCCCATCTGTCCCAGACATTGCCTCAGGAGGTTCAGCGCCTGGACGCCAACATCTTCGCCGGCCATAAGGCGCCCGCGAATGTAACTTGCGATTTCCACCAGCGCTCGGTGCGAGCTGTTGAGCCACGGAATTTCAGTTGCGAGGACGCGCCAAGCGGCCTGCTGGCCGACGGGCATCCATGCCGGCGGTTCGCCGAGTTCATCGGCAACCACAGGCTCGGCTCGCGTCTCGAACCGGCCTTTGTTCTTCTTGTCTGCGCCGGTCACGGCTGCCTTCGCCTTTGGCGTGCGCGGCCTTGCCATGCGCTAACCCTCAACTTTTGAAATGTGGCGCTGTGTACGAATGGGGACCGCCGGTAAGTCGGCGCCGATGCTCCATAACAATGGAAGACCCCTCCCCACCCTAGATCGGCCAACCATCGGGGCCATACCGCACCACGACCTTGCCGTGGTCCTCAAGCTGACCTCTCGACGAGTGACACGGCTTGCATGTCGAGACGAAAGGCCCACCCCAGAACAGGCTCAGGTTACCTCGATGCGGTGTGGCATGGTGCACCTCGGTGGCTTCGGTGATGTCCTCGCGCTCAAGGCACCATTCACAAAGGGGGTGCAGCGCAAGCTGATGGCGCCTCAGTGTCTGCCACCTTGCCGAGGCATACAGTCGACGATAGCGCGTCGCCTCTTCGGTGCGCGCATCTGATTTGGTGCTGGCAGCAGGAGTTGAACCCACGACATCCTCGTTACAAAGGAGGCGCTCTACCGACTGAGCTATGCCAGCGAAACGAAGTGTGGACCCGAAACCAATACTTGGTGGTCGGTAAGGGAACGCCACACGCTAGACGGCGATCAACCCGTCCGCCCGGTTTGCACCCGGTAACCTATGAAACCGAAAACGGCAGGGAGTGCGCACGACCCGCCGAGCCTAAGCTGACGGGGTCACACTCGACCTGCCGCACGATCGCCCAATGCAGCGGAGGAGGCGCGCATAGGGCAATGGGTATTGAGGCTGTCCCGGCATCGCTGCGAGCTCAGAGCGTCCGCGCGAATTCAGCGCCTCAAATGGAAAAAAGCCGCGCGATGGCGGCCTTTTGTGTGTCGTATATATATAACCTGACAATTCCCGGAACTGGTGCGCACCAAGCGCTAAGCGGCTACCATCTCGTCCAAGTCCTCATTGGTTAATGGTCCTACCCTGTCACGGATGACGGACAGCGCCATGTGGATCACCGCTCGCCCAACGGCCATTGCCGACCGCGAGCTCTTTGCGCCTGCCATCATGCCGACCTTCTCCAGGGTGGAGCCATGCAGCGCTGCTTCCTCGAAGGGCTCCATGGTCGGGCCAAGCAGAGCGCGTAGCATTGCCAACTGACCGACGGCATCGATCCGAGCGATGACCTTAGCATCGCCATTCCACTTGGTCGGAACCTGCGCCGGCAACTGCTTCGTGTAGGTCCACTTGAATACGTCGGTCGACTTGGCTTGCCAGGGTTGCGCATCCTTGGCCTTCGACTTCTTTTCGCCTTGTCGCTTGATGGCGCCAGTCTTCTCGTCCAGCCACAAGCCCTGCTCGGCCTGTAGCGGCTCGTTACCTATCGAAGTGCCCACCAGCTGCGCTCCGCTTGTCGCGGCAGCCTCGATGCGCCGGTAGTACAGCAACGGTGCCAGCAGATCGAAGTTTTCTTCCGCCAACAGCGCCTTGATGATCGGCAGGGACGGATTGTCGTTTGCCGCCTTGCCATCCCATGGATCAGATGGCTTGTTGCGCTTCGCCAGGCGCTTGCGGATTACGTTCATGCCCTGCCCTTCTGCCTTCACCTTTCTCGCGACCTCCTCTTTGTCGAACCAGTGTTGCGGCGTCTCTGGCACGAATTCCCCTGCGACCCACTTACCTCGGTAGGCCATCTTCGGACGATTGTCGTTCGCTGCCATGCGTGTCATCAGTTGTTGCTCCATTTCGGTCTAATATCGGGAATGTCGCGGATCGCCTCGCTTAGTGATGTCGGCTCGCCATCTGGCCCTTCCATCAATCGCGCGGCCTTCTCTCGGGCTAGGCGAAAGGCGCTTAGCCTGCCTTGCTCCGCCTCGGTTCGAGTGATGGTGAGCGAGCGATCATATTCACGCTGTCTCCGTATCGCTTCCCGTTCCGCTTCGATGCTGCTAATCTTGAGCTGCAGAACATCGATCACCCGATGAGCGTCGACGAAGAGGTTTCGATAATGGTTCCCTCGGAAGCGTGGGTCACGTGGTGCTGTCGAATCCGCCACATGCGTCGAGATTGCTAGCGGCAGCGGGGTTGCTACATGTTTCCGAATCCTGTGCTTTGCCATGCTTAGAGCGGATTGCCGCGGCTGGTGTGCTTCAGATAGGTCTCAGTGCCCAGGTGCGTGATGCCACCTTCCACATACTCGACGATGTAAGCTGGCTCGCCATCCTCCTCCTTCACGCCGATCACGCGGCACGGGTTCCAGCTAGATTTCAACGTTCCATCATCCTGCTTGGTGTAGACCTGACGTTCGGCGTAGTAATTCGCGACAGCGAACATATCGGTACTCCTCTTCTGTGTTGTGTTTAGCGGTGTGAAGTGAGCGGCTGGTTCCACCAGCAAGCGGTGCTTCCACCGCACAGGGGGTTATAGGGGGAGAGGTGGAACGCTTGGTGGAAGGTGGTGGAAGCGTGGTGGAACGTGAGGTGGAACATCATTCCTCGCCGCTCCGTCGAACGCTGTAATCGTCCTCCGTAACGATTAGCCTCTGTCTTTTTTTGGATGCAGGACCATCCCAAACGAGCTTGATCGTCCCCTTCTCAAGCAGGCGCTGCATTGCATCAGCGAGAGACTTCTTGGTGAAGCCTTCGGCTGACGGATGCTCCACCATCCTCGACGGTGCATAGTTTGTGCCGCGAGATGCGCCCAAATTCTGCCCCGTCCTGACAAACGTTCGCAGGATGTCGATGAACGCCTTTTCGGCATTGCGTTTGATCATGTTTGCCGCTGGTGAGACTGCGCCGCCGCGATCGAGGACGAATGCGCCGTCCTTCCACCGGATCTTGATCTCGCCTCCGGTGGTACCGTAGTTGGCCTTCATCGTTTTCAGCACGCGTTGATCTTGGTCATCCGCGCCCTTTGGATCTGGCCGGGTAAGATATAGTCGAGACCGAACCGAGTTATTCCAAGCCGTAGAGCCTGACGAACCCGTACCGCTCTGCATTCCCTGTACCGACGGATGGGCCAGAAGAACTACCGCGCAATCAAGAGCAATCGCGACCTGGCGAAGCATGCCTATGAACTGACGCACCTGGCCGCGTTTGATTTCATCGCCTCCGAACAGGTCAGCGGCTGTATCAAACACGATAAGGCGTGGCTGCCATTCTGCTGCGAAGTCGAAAATGCCTTCCATCAGCGGCGTTGGCATCATTTTGCCGCTCTTGTCCGGAAGGGACAAAAGCGCATCTCGATCAGCCAGAGGCAAAAGTCGGAAGCCCGAAAGGTCGCCGAGTGACTTCCCGTGAGCCTCAGCAATGTCGATCAGGCGACGCCAGAACTCCTCCGCTTCGTCCTCGGCTCCGACATAGAGCGTGTGACCAGCGGCTGGTGACATCTCCAACGTGTCCACGCCCATAGCGCCGGCAGCGGCGATTTGCAGCGTCAGAAGTGACTTGCCCACGCCACCGTCACCATTCACGATTGTGACCTGCCGCAGCGGTATGAGGTCTACGGCATACCATTGGCGCGTCGGAACTGGCTTGCCGTTCCACTCTGTCGGATCGACGAAGTTTAGTGGCTCTTCTGCGGGGGGCTTTTCAGCCTCCCGCGCTTCTGTCCTGGACGATGTTGCCGCCGCATGATTGTCGTTTGCTGCATTCGTTGCGTGCCTGAACCACCGCTCGTCTGGAATAATCGAGCGAGTACTACCGTCATCGAATTCCACCCGTGACATGAAGTTGCCAGCAAACGTTACGCTGCCGCTGCCATAGTCGACATGCGAAACTCGGTCGCCGACCTTCAGTTTAGGCTGCGTTTCCGCTGCAGCTGCCGCCATTTGTTCTTTGCTCCTCTAAGGCGTTTCATATTCAAAACCTGACCCTAGAGGGCGCTACGATGCGCGAAGCTCTGCATCGATCCGCACCGCCTCGGCGGCCAATAGGGTATCGAAACGATCAAGTCGGTCTGCGATCTCATCACTGGCTCGCTTCACTATGAAGTCGTCGATATGAGACGCTTCGCCAGCAATCCAAAGACGTGCAGCTTCTTGGCGAGCCTCTTCGTGCGTGCTCCAGTAGCTCACGTTGGCTGAGCCATAGTCGTGCTGCACCTCGTATCCGCGCTCCGGTGAGCCAAGGACGACTGCGCCCCTGTACACGTCAAAATTCTCACTCTTGGCGAGCGTCAAAAGTTCGGTGATGGTCAGGTTTGTTTCAGTCATAGGTCCCCCTCGCCGGCTGGCGGCCGGTCGGCAAAATGGTGGGTGATGTGGTGGCTTGGGTTATTGTCGGCCGCGGACCGGCCTAAGTCCAGAAATCAGGCGGCTACTTGAGGTCTCGACGCGATGCGCGCGTCGATCCAAGCTTCAACCTCAGACCGCACATACGCAATTCGACGTTCGCTCAACTCAACGGCGGCAGGAAACTTACCACTCGCCGCCATGAGGGAGAGCATTGTTTTGGAGAAAGTTGTGGCTGCCGCAGCTTCGTTCGGCGACATCAAACGCGGCAGGTTATCGTTGACAGCGGAAATCATAAGCCTCCTCTTTCGCAGTTGATCGACTGCGGAGATGACAATGTAAACATGCCAAGCGCGCAATAGGCTCACGGCACGAAATGTGAAAAACTTGGAAGTCCGGTACTCCCCGGAAAGGAATCGCCACCGAGTGGCTATGCGTAAAACCGCGATCTGGATGGCGAAGGACTTACAGGGTGCAGCCTTAACCACTCGCGGTCTTATCCCGCGATCAACACACTAAATGTAGACCAATATAACAAATTTGTCAATATGGACCACATTTAGTGTTCAAGGCGCGTCGCCACGCCCGATTAGGCCAGGCTTTAGGCCAAGCAATTTTTTCATCACCTAACATACTGAAAAATAGCAAAATCTGGCGGAAGAGGTGGGATTCGAACCCACGGTACGGTTTCCCGCACGCCGGTTTTCAAGACCGGTTCCTTAAACCACTCGGACACTCTTCCTTCGAGCGCCTTATGACGCAAAGCCGCGTTGCAATGCAAGGGCCGGACATAAAAATCTGTGCTTCGGGAAGCGCGCTCGCCTGTCCCATCAGGCGTGCGGAACATCTTGGGCCGTCAGCTGTTGGGAGAGCATCTGACGATGCATAGGGAAGAAGTCCATGCTGAAGAAAGTTACAGCCACGGTCGTTCTCTCGCTGGGTCTTGCGACGGTTGCCCTCGCCCAGTCCGGTAACGTGTCTGCGGACGGCGCGAGCGCCTCCGGTTCGTCGATCGGGACGGTCCCAGGTTCACGCGTGAGCGGCACTAATGATCGTAGCCGCGTCGGAGACACTGACAAAGCGCAGCCCGGAACGATTGATCCAAGCGCAACGAACAGCACCATCAATAGCGGGGATTCGAACTCCAGCACCGACGTGAACGACTGCCGTAGCGAACGGAGATCTGCGCGGAAGGCTGCGCACGATGCCGATGGAAACGTCGTCAGTCCTGGCAAATCTGCCGCCTGCGGTCAGTAATCGCTCTGCGCTATTGGATAAGGTGGTCCCGAACGGTTGGATAACGCTTGACTTTCGCCGCCCTGAAGAACCCGCAAAAGTTGCCGGATCGAAAGAGGTTTAGGTCCTTTCGATCCGGGAGGCCTCGTCAGAGTGCTAGTGGAAGGCTTCGGCGGCCCGGTAATCTTGGCTCTGTCGTCGTATTTCCGGACACTTCGGTCTGTGGCTGCAACCGTCTCAAGCGGCAATCGTCTGCTTATCGCGCGGCATCTTGTCCTGCTTGCGCGCCGCCTCTTTCGCGATTTTTATCAAGTAGGCGACGAACATTTCATTGTCTGCTTCCGCAATCTTTCGAGCGGCTTCGAGATGTTCCATGAGATGTGAATGACGCAT